CCGAACCATCTCGACAACAGACGCACCATGCGATACATCCTTAACAGGAGTCTCGATGGGCTTCGCCGCCTTCGCCTTGGGCTTCGTCGGCGCAGTCGCAGCAAGCTCAGCCTTGATCATGTCGGTGACCGACGGCTGAGCCGGCTTGGTCTTGGCCGACTGCGCCGCAGGCTTGGTCGCCGCCTTCATCTTGGCCTTCGGATTGGCCTTGCGGAAGAGCGGACCACCGGTCTTGGTCACCGGATTCCAGGACTTGAACTTATCCACATTGACCAGGCGAAGCGTCTCGGCATCACGCGCACGGGCAGCCTTGAGAGGCTTACCAGCCTTCATCAGCTCAACCTCAGCGGCCGCCAGATACTTCATGCGAGCCACATACTTCGCCATATTCCACCACTCAAGACCCGGAATCTCCGCCTTGAGATCCGAGATCGTCTTGGTCTGACCCGACTTGAGGGCCATGAGAACCATTTCATAGTTACGCATTGTCGTCTCCTTCGTTTCAGTATATGTACATCATACTTGGCATTGGTGCCCATGTCAAGGGCGGAAATTCCTGTGTCAGATCAAGGGGTTAGCGGATCCGGCAGATTCCCCCTGCTTTCCAGCCCGCAGACGCTCGACCTCGGCCCTAAGGGTCTGGATCTCGGCAGCCTGCTGGGCCATCACCTTGCGGACTTCGTTCATCTCGTGTTCCATCGCCTCAATGGCAGACTCCATCGAGTCGCTAGCGATTATCGCCAAGTCGCTCAGCCGCACGATATCAGCCCGCGCTTTGTCACGCTCACGCATCAGCGTCGCTATGAGTTCCTGATTCATGTCTGTCTCCATTACGCAACCTTCCGATTGGTGCCGGTGTACTTGTAGGGCTTGTTCCACCGACCGATGTTCACATGGATGTACCAGCCGACATTGAAGTAGTCCGTCTGAATGTCGGACTCGTCATAGTTGCCCACATTCATCGCCTCGATTAGCTCAAGGGCCGCCTTAAGGCATATGCCCGTGAACTCCTTGTCCGCATGGTAGGGATTGACATCCATGCTCTGAGACTTCAGCATGTTGGCTGCTGCCTCACGCATCCACTTGCCCCTGGTCTCATGCGGCCACGTGTCTGCCTCGCGGTTGAGCATCTCCACCGCGTTACCGATGAAGTCCAGCGAACCCTCAGTGATAGTCAGGCTCAGCGAAGTGTGGTTGCCCACCTTCAACGAACCCTTCAGACCATACTTCTGAAGCACCGACTTGATACCGGGCGCCAGGAGCGCCTTACGCTTCTGATCCATGAACGCCATCTGCTTCACCGCCTTTCCTGTTTTCCGATCATGATACCAGTATAGGGTAGATCCATGCTTCTGTCAAGGGTCAAAATTGCCGTGTCAGATCAATGATCTAGGATGCTTGGGTTTCGGTAGCCCGTCAAGCCGGCGAAACTCTGTGCATAACAGTGCGCCGAACAGACGCATATACGTCGGCGACCAGGGACGACGTTCGCGACGTTCTCTGCGCCGCTCATTCTGAATGATGATATTCAGCCGTCGTGCAAAGGTGCGCGACTGAGGTCCGAAGTATACACCCGGACGATGCCGAGTCTTTGGATATAGCATTATGCAGACTCCTTTTCCATTGCCAGCTGATACACGACCTCATCGATGACTTCCTGCAGCTGTTCCGTGGAAGACTCGCTGAAATCGCCGGGCGCTTCAAGCGCCTCTTCTGCGATTCGGAGATGACGCAATGCGGCGCTGAGGTTACCGGTGCGGGAGAGTTCGACGGTCATTTCTGTCTCCTTGATTATGTGGTTAGTATAGGCGTTTTCTGGTGCTCAGTCAAGGGCTGGAATTGCCGTGTTTTTTCAATGGCTTACACCGGCATACCCCGTATATGTGCATGTCTCCACACGCTTCAAACCCCGATTCCGATGCATTTTACATTGGCGATGGGTTTCATGGCTGGTTTCTGACTTGATCCACGACTTGATCATAGACTTGATTCCAGACTTGATTCCAGTTTTGATTCCAGACTTTATTTCCGACTTGACCAATAACTTGATCCGAGACTTGATTCCCGACTTGATTCCTGACTTGCCAATAGACTTGATACCAGACTTGATTCTGGACTTGATGTCTAACATTTTTCATGGCTGCTTCCAGACTTGATTCGAGACTTGCCGCACGAATTGATCCCTGACTTGATCCTCGACTTCATTACGAATGGATTTCATTTATTATTCTCAGGAAGACCAATACGTTTCGGAAGAAACGGAGAGGTTGTGCGACATATCAGCATCCTCCTATACCTTCTGACCCGTCATGATATTGGTGACAAGCCGATAAGCGGGATTCAGCTCATAGATCAAGCCATCGCGGCTACTGATCTTTAGCTTGAACGCCTTGGTCGCATCCATGACGATGCTGTCCATCAGACGCTTTCCGGACTTGGTCCGCTTGTCAGTCTTGTAGATCTTCACGCGAGTTCAAGCATCGGGATGCTCGCGGTGCTCCACGGGAAGACCATAGTCATTGACCGAATTCATATCCATCTCCTTGGTCATCACTCAGCCTCCACAACAAAAATCAGCGGTGAATCGGGCGAAGACGGAATGGCATTCCGCGCGATTCGCAGCGCCTCAGCCATGGTCTTTGCGGGAAGATCCGCCTGCATCCAAAACTCCTTGGTCACAGTCTCAAATGCGCGAATAGTATACATGATTTCCATGATATCTCTCCTCAAACCATATTCAGATGCTTGCAATGTTGACGAAATCCAAAACCGACACAGGTGCAAGAACGGCGACCATTGTCCTCTGTTACTGTATAGGTGTTACCTGTAGATCCCTTGACGAGCCAGGTGCGCGATTTGGGTGCAACAACAATCTTGGCTTTGGCCTTGGCACCATTGATGGACACGACACGCGCCATGTCAATGGAACGGACGGGAAACGACTTGATGCCTGTGGTCAGGTTCAGAGTCCGCTTGGAATCTTGCCACCGTTCGGTGGGAGCCACAGTCCCCGTGAACGTGACCAATTCACGGATCACACCATCAGCATATAGATGCTTGTGCGGCGCCAGTTCCGAGCGAACGATCACAGTAACCTCAGCGCCAATCTTAGGAATCATGACTGCTCCTTGCGAAAATTTTTTCGCGAATACAGCTTTTTGGATTGAATGACCTTACGGCGATATGCCGGATTGGCCAGAGCCGCAGCAGCTGGATTGCGCCGTTTGATTGGATTGGGAAGCTGAATCTTCATCATGAACACAGAGTAACGCAGTACCAGCCTTCTGTCAAGGAAGAAATTTCCGTGTTAGATCAACAACTTGCTTACAGACTTGATTCAAGGCTTATTTGTGGTGTTGCCAAACTTTATCTGAACCGCCAAGATGACCCCAGTCAGAGTCCACAGTCAACTTGCTAGAAATTCCACCACGAGGACGGAAATCAATCTCAATGCGAATTCTGTCTGGCTTATATACTTCCATCAAATGCTTGTACATCACATCCAAACAGCGTTCATATGAAATAATTGTGTCGCGATACTGATAGATGTATTGTTTTAGGCTTTTCAGCTCAATCGTCTTTTCATTGCCATAGTACCAAATGGTAATGATACCAAAGTCCGGCTGCTCCTTTGCACCAAGAAAGGTGAACTCGGGAATCGTGATTCTCTGTTCGTATCCTCGTGCAGCATTTGGTAAAGCCTTGAGTGCAGTATGATCTATTGTATTCCAAAGTTTCTTGCTCATTTGCTCTCCCATTCAAATGTCAATTTGTGTTCATCTGTTGACAGCTTTATTTCCTTGCGATCTATTGGCATGACGACACCGTGCGTCTCATGGACGAAAAGCCGAATGGCTTCGTAGAATTCGTTCATGGTGATTTCAATCTTTCTTTTTTCGATCATCATCTTTACCAATGTCTGTAAGAAGCAATATTCCAATTGTTATGGTAAATCCAACAACCAATGTAAGAACACAAAATTGCCAGAACTCTAAGAACATGATATGTGGTTCCATTCAAAATGTCAATACTATTTTTCGTAGATGGTATTTCCAACTACGAGAACATCTATTGCTTTTGTTTTAAATTCATTCATGGCATTTATGATCCATCCAGCAATTGGTTTTCCTGCTTCATTTAGACTGGTATTTAATAGCACAGGACATCCTGTCATGTCGTAAAAGTATTCTAGTAATAATCTAAAATGAAGATCAAAGTTCTTATTTACTGTTTGTGCGCGACATGTGCCATCCACATGAGTTATGGATTGAAGATTATCTTTTTGTGTTTTTCCAATATAGAGCATGTATGGATTTTCAAAATCTAGATCAAAATATTCTTTTCCATACTCAGATAGTACTGACGCACCAAATGGACGAAATGATTCGGAATTTTTGACTTTATTGATGATGTCTTTTCCATTCTTGATTCTTGGATCCATGAGTATGGATCTATGACCCAATGCTCTTGGACCAACTTCTCCATGGCCTTGATACCAAGCGACTATCTTGCCATTTGCAAGATGTCTTGCCGTTTTTTGTATTGTTTCAATCGTCGGCTCATCTGTTGGCGCTTCATCTGACTGCATGAATGGATAACGACTAAGATCAAAATTTAAATTGTGCTTTCTTCTAAAGAATTCCATGTTTCCAAATGAAAGACCTTCATCACCACAATGCGGTAGTATTTCTAATTTGGGATATCTTTTTTTTATTTCTGTATTCCAGATTACATTTTGTGCGACTCCGCCGGAATATGCAACTCTATCGTTTGGATCAATATATTTTTCAAAAATAGATAAGACAATTTCTCCAAGTTTTTTATGAATGGTATGAAGTGCGTCTAATTGTTTGTCTTTTTCAAGATTTGACACTTTATATGCATCATAACTACTAGTTCGTAAATAACGTAATAAAATGACGACATTGCGTCCTAAATCCTTTAAATTTTTATGTTGTAAAACATTTGCGTTACCTAAACGATTCATATTATAGGAGTTCAAACTTTCATAACGTGTTTCATCAAATTTACCATAACTTTGAAGACCCATAATTTTACCAGGAAAATCCATACCATATCCTTTTAAACCCATCTCAATTCCTAAAAAGACCATGATGTCTCCGATAGATCCAGTAGCTTCAAAGACATTTTGAGAGTAAATAATTTGATCATTTTTGATTATTGACCAGATCAAAAAACCACCCATACCATCAATCACAACATGCAAGTCATATTTTTGTTTTGAAAAAAATTCCATACTGAGTGCATGTCTTCCATGATGGCTAATTCTTGATAAACCTATCTCTTGATAATAATTACTAGGCTTATCAAGACCATCGATATGTTGATGAAAAATTTTATCTACAATTAATTTTGTAAAATTTTTACCATATTGATCTTCTTCTAATTTCGAAAATTCAATACGATCTTTATCGGTACAAAAATGTTTTTTCTGTAAAAATCTCTCTAGATTTAAATAGTGAATTTTGTTTCCGTCGTAGTAACAAAAATTAGAATCGTGGGTAGGTGGATTGTGCGCTGTAACAATTTTCATGGCTAAAATCAATAGCAGATGCGACGTGGATAGTATCTATGAGTGTATGGATTCCATTGATAATGTGTATGACAAACAGGACGATGATAGTGTCGATAATAGTATGGCTGTGCGTAGTGATGATGATAATAGTGCGGACGTTGATAATACGGATCGTGTGCGTAACAACCACCTAGAAGAAGAAATGCAAGCACACAGAAACGTTTCATTTTAGTCTCTCCTTTTCTCCACTATGTATGTGTTCAAAACATCTGAGACAATTATGTTGAGTATTTCAATAAACTTTTTTGTATTCTTTATATTCATCTATGATCATCTACATCATACAATGCAATACCAGTTTCATTTGCAGCTTCAATGAATCTCTCTGCTTCATCTTTCCAAAACTGTTTTTTCTCTTCACTTATGGAGTCCCATGTAGAAATCTTGTATTGCTCTGCATATAAAGAACGTGCAATTCTATCAACAAATTTAATGTCCTCACTAAATCTTTTAAGACCACTCATAAATATCTCCATGAGAAAAAAAACACAACAACCCAAGATTTGCGAGTACTGCAAAAAGGAATTTGTCACCAAAAGACTTAGGAGAAGAGTCCGATTCTGTTCCAAGGTTTGTGGTGCGAAGAATAGAAATTGGGGAGTTCAAGCACTTACTCCAGAACAAGAAGAAATTCGTCGCTCTCGCCAATTGCAGGCTGTGAAATCAGAAAGAAACATTGAAATGCTGTCAAACATGGGAAATAGATTTGGCGGTTGGTTTGAACCTATTGATCCCATATTTCCCATAGATGACGATGACTCAACCAGATGGTAACTGCTTTTCAGAGATCTGTCTCTGAACATCATCAATCGTTTCGCGAATGCGATATCTATCGGCTGAATTAGTTGGAGATCTAATAATAGCATATGTATGCGTGTCACGCTTTGTATGCTGCTCATACACCTGAATGATATCAAAAGCATGAACAAGAATGCGAGAAGTTTCTTCCGTGCAGAGTGCTTCAGTTGAATTCTTTACCAAAACATTCTGTATCGTATTTAAGATAATCATTGCATGTCCTTAGCGTGAGTAGAAATCATCATCAAATTCGTCATCGGCATCTTGCCATTTCTTGAGTAGGTTCTTGGAATTTGGTCTTCGTTCCTTGCGAACTGCTTTATTCATATCATAATCAATATCGTCGTCTTCGTACTGATCATCAGTATTATACTTACGCTTTGACATGTTTTGTAATTTTACTCCTTATGCGGTTAGATTTACATTGTATTTGGCCAGGATTGGCTTCCATGCGAAAAAACTTTCGCCATGTGTCATTGTGTTCTCATGAACCCATTGATAATGATGGACCATTTCATGTATTAGAACCTCAATGAAATGTTTTTTGGATTTTTGATAGTGGTTGAGGGAAAGATCAGAGAAGCGACCTTTTGTCTGGCAGGTATCACCAATGCACTCACCCCAACAACCATGACGACGACGAATTTCAACTTTCCTAAACTGTGGAAGTTCATCCTTGAAAATCTCGCGATTTATTATATTGAACCAACGAGAAATTTCATTCTCTGTCGGAACATATTTGCACTTTTCATGTGTGCGTGACATCTCTTTGGCTAGTTTTGATTTGGTACGATTTCGCATTTGGTTGTTTCCTTCTTGCGGTAATCATAATCAAATGCTTTCATTCAATAGATTAGGGCCGAAAGTTGTTTCTACAATTTCTTTGGTTAAACCTTTGATCTTTAAATTTTTACCCATCATATTCAAAGTGACAATTGCATCACCCTCAGGCATCATTTCCAACATCTGGACTAGCAATTCATTTGATCTCTTCTCGGTTAGAGTTGGTGGTCGTTTTGGATGATTCTGCACAAATAGATACATGCGATCAAACTCACGATGAAGATCTGAATATGTCATCCCCGTAGGAACATCTGATGGTTTCCAATTGGGCCAACGACCTTCAGTTGTAAATTGAATATTTGGATTAAATGCACAGGCAAGAACCTTGCGTAGTGTCTTTGTATTGTTTGTGCGAAGAACATTGATGCGATCAGCATCCGTTTCCGCCTTCTCAAATAAATTAAATACTTCAGCAATTGTCAATATCATTTTCAAAACTCATCAATAGAGGAAATTAAATTGGTTAACTTTGAAACCATAAAGTAATTTATCATGGTTGCACGAGGCTTAGGCGTAATGGATTCGTACTGCGCAACGATGGCTTGAGAAATTGCAGTAGGGATGTTGTCAAAATCAATAAGCATTCTGTTCCGAGTAAATCCATGTCCGAGCTGATTGTGATTGGATAGATCATCATATGACAATTTTACCCATTCTAATAGCTTCTTGCTATTTATAGGTTTCTGACGCTGACCCGTGATAAATGAATCGTCAGCAGATAAGGCATTTGGAATACCATCACCACGATCACCTTGAAGAATATGTTCCAACTTATCACGCATTGGTGTTTCCGTAGAAACAAACTTGCCAAGAATGGGAGACCATTGCTTAACATTATTACTTGTGTGAAGCTGAACAAAATCTTTGTCGGATGAAACAATCACAACGGATTCGTGTGGTGCATATTTTTTAGTCAAAGTTGCAATGATATCGTCGGCTTCAGCCCCATCAACACGAATGACACGATAGGGCATATTATTAGAAATTTCTTCACGAATCTTGTGTAGAATTGTAAATATGGTTGACCAATCATGTCCAGACTTTTCGCGATCTTTCTTACGATGCTGTTTGTATTGAGGAAAAACCTCACGCCGCCAATATGTGGGACCATCACATGCAATTACAATGTCACCATGATTTCGAAACTTCTTGGCAATTGCACGAATGGAATTGAGGATCATGTGACGCACAAGGCCCTCTTCCAAATTTGAGGTATTGCCAATTTGTTTCATCAAGTTGGCAATACAAAGTTGGTTATAATCAATGATAATCATAAACTAATCATACATCATAATCTAAAAAAAATCAAGAACTTTTATTCGCTCACCCAGCATCATCATCATCATCATTAGTTGGATTTTCTTGAGAAGCTGCCTCAAAATTTTCATCAACAAACTTCTGGATTGGATGTTCTAGTCCGCATTGACGAAGCATACCTGCCTTCAATGCTTCCACGACAAAACAGAAATCATTGAAAAATACCTCATCTTCAGTATTAAATCCCTCTGCGGCCATGCGATTATACAATTGATTCATAGTCCTTGAAAGAACTATATCAATGTACTTTTCTTTATGTTCACCAAGCTGCTTGACAAACTCTTCCTTGGACTGGGTTGTACTTAGAGTGCCAGTCATCTTCTTCTTTGGAAACGAAAGTACGTTAGTTGGTGTCTGTTCACTCACTGGTCATGTCCCCTTTCAAGTCCATACATTTGGATCTTGGCGTCTTCAATACTTAGCTTACCTTCAATGACATCAAACACCATGTCCTTGAAATGCACATATTGATCCATGTATGCATTTGCCAGTTCAGACAACTCAGCAATCTGCTCTTCGCACGATGGCTTGTTTCGTTCGTCAATCATTTTCTCTACGAGATGAAGATAATGCTCACTCATTGTTTATCATCCTTTGAATTTTGAGAAATTACGGCGATTATCGTTTGTTCTGGATATTTCCGAGCAAACCAATCAGCAAGTTCCTTGAGTTGGCGCGAAGATACATCCACAACCAAAACAGAGATGAATAGAATTCCATTTACAATCTCCATGGAAAATTTATCAAGCGAAATCAATCGACCATTGAGTAAAAGTTGTGCTTTCATCTCACCACTCTGGCTCTTTATAGTCCTGTGTCTTGGTGTACATAGCCGTTCCAGCTACGCCATAACTAGGACATACGAGGATATGTTCAGGCAGTCCCATCACATCTTTATCTCCGCTCTCACCACAGATGAAATAAACACCTGTACGATCTGATAGGAGGTGCCTAATAATATCTCTCAGTAGCTGGATTTCTTTCTCAAGCTCCTTGACTTCCTCAACTATGTAAGGAGCTGCCTCACTATTAGGTCTAATTCTCAGGGATAGAGGTACTTTGGATTTATTGGTCATATATAACTGTCCTCACTTCACAGTTCTAAGCAGAATTGTATCACCATTGATGCGCCCAGTCAAGGCAGAAGCAACAGCATTGATATCATCCAGCACAGAACGTAGTACGACCTTTCCACCCTGAGTGACTGTAGGCAGAACCTTCTCGGGCTTGCGAAGCTTCTTGGATACCGAAGTCGCTTCATCAAAACCAACAATCGTTGAACCCTTGACCTTGAGTCCAGAAGCACCCTGTGCGTTATACACGCCAAGTTTTCTCTTCTTGGTATTGTATACCCACAGTTGGGAAGCACCAATGATGGACTCAGGAGCAACGCTAAGAAGATCAGGTTCCTTGGAAGAAAGCTGATACTTCATCTTCTGCACAAGCTGATGAGCAGACTTTGCACGAGGTGCACGAGCGGCACGAACAACCTTGGCCTTGTGACTCTCTGCGCTTAGAGACGCAATGATGGAAGCAAGAAACTCACGCATACGCTTCAACTTGGGGCGAGAGATCTTGGAATAAGCCTCGTTTAGCTGCTCGTCCTTGCGAGTCAGAGCCTCATCATATTCGTCCATGAGTCGCTGATAATGGGAGACAACACGCTTGGCCACAGCAGGAGTGATGGTCACACCAGCAAGATGCTCCTTTAGATTCCAAGACTCAACCTTATCATCAAAGAAAAGATCCAGCTGCTCGTCAATCGTGGATACGATGCGATCAAACAACAGAAATGACCGATCAACATTAGGCTTCAACTCAACGACAACATTCTTGGGTTCATGAGCCTGAATGTTCTGAAGCTGATCATCAAACCATTCACGACATTGATCGTTTACAGTTGCTCCACGTGAAAGAATACGCGCAATCCAACCAACTGTGGTCACATGAAATGTAAGAGGAAGATTAGATACCTTTTCAATCTGTACCTTGTCATATCCATTGGCCTTTAGATAGGTCAAAAGAAATCTACGCGAATCGGCATAGTCATACTCGGTATTGTACCAAGAGTATGCATTAGCAAGCTCAGATGATTCGGCGATCTTATTTGGATCAAAGCGCGGCTCAGATCCGAGATTGATCTCACGAGTTACACGAGGCTTCTTGGGTTTTCTTGCGATCTTGACAGATAGAGCCATTGCATTCTCCAAAATGGTGCCCACAGTGAGATTCGAACTCACAACACAGGGATTTTAAGTCCCTTGACTCTGCCAGTTGGTCTATGTGGGCAGATATTTTACTTACGAAGAGAACGTGCGCGACGCTTCTTGGAGCCAATCTTGCGGCGGCCCTTGCGTGGACGATTCTTGTGTGCGTGTGGCATTATGAAACTCCCTTGATTGAATCAATGCGAAAACTCCGCCACCCATTTGCATCAACGTCCCATACAGCAAGGACATCAGGATTTTCTGGGCGCTTGTTCTCGCTCTCCTGAAGCAAAGTTTTTCCATTGTTTACATACTCGGGTAGAAGAGTGGCCTTCATGGTGCGTTCAGATCCGTCAGCCTTTGTAAAGACCACGGTAACAACACCATTCTGGCAAAATTCCTTGAGTTGATGCTTTGTATACATTAGAATCCCTGCTTTCCAAAATTATTTGTCACTTCTTCGTAATACTCACGAAGACTTTCATATCCACCAATTCTCTTGTCACCAAAGAAAACTTGGGGAACGCTCTTGACGTTTGGACCCATCTTAGCGAAAAACTCTTCTTTCGTCAAATCTTTTCCAATGGACTTTTCAATATACTTGTGTCCATTTGCCAAGATTAGATCTTTGACCATTCTGCAGTATCCACAGGAGGGGCTGGTATAAACAACAAATTCTATCACGGAAAACCCTCATTAGTAGCCGCGAAGACCTCGCATATATGCGTTCTCTTCACGACGTTGCTGAATCTGAGCTTCACGCTCTGCACGACCACGATTATATGCAGACTCTTCACCAGCTGAAGAGTATGATCGAGAAAGATATGGCTGATGCACGGGCTGATTCTGCATCTGCTCTTGGCGATCCATCGACGCACCAACAGAAGAGCCTACAGCTGTACCAAGGGCAGCGCCAAGGCCAGTGCCAACGAGACGACCGGTACCACCACCAAACATAGAACCAAGAACGCCTCCAGCGACACCGCCAACAACAGCACCGCCAGTCTGATTAGGACCAGTAGCAAGACAGCCGGTAAGCATAGAAGCAGCAATAACAGAAAGAACAACATTACGCATTTGAGGCCTCCTTGAGCCTATCATATTGATCAATTATATTTAGGAGCTGTTCAATCATTAGATGATTGGCATCAATGAAAGTTGGTGTGTGCGAAACACCATTGATCAGTCGCCTTGCTCGCAACTTTATAGTTTCAATCTGTTCTGGGGTATATTCAGTCATCATTTAGTCCAAGAGCAAGACCCGAAATGGTTTCCACAAGACACAACTTCATCTTTGGTCTAATGTTCTCATTCTCGCATATCTGACGAATGTTGTCAAGGGCATTTTTGAGACTTTCCACTTGATTTGCCATCAATGAAATGGATTCTGACTGGTGATAAATCTTCTTTTGTTTCCTTGGAATAATTGCAGTATCCATTAGGCTTGGCTTGATATTGTCTCTCATGTTACACCTTTCTTCCCAAAGTCTTGAGATTGTCACCATCGGTGATGTACTGCAGCGCGCCCTTATTATAAGCCGGCGCAGTTCTGGCAGCCTTCTGCCGAATGGCTTCTTTGACCTCATCGGATTCATTCCGAGTGCGTTCAAAGATATCGCGCTTTGGACAGGGTGCAATCATGTTTTGCAGGGAACTGGAAGGAATCTCAGTCGCATCCGACTTTTCCAAAAAAACTGGTTTGGCTTTGACAAGTTGCGAGGTGCCGCCCTTGTAGCCAACCGATGCGAGAAACTTTGCATGTTCCAGACGAAGTGCTTCCATCTTCTTGGAATTGGAAGGCTTTTTCTTTCCAGAACTGTTACGAACGTAGATGATCTTCATGCTCATCATACTACTCGATAGTTCTGGAAATGTCAAGGGTCAATTATATGAATTTGAAACATTAATAGAATCATTGCCAGAGCAAGTATAAAAAATAACATTGTGTGCCTTATTATTATTACATGTCACATATATATGATATATCATCATGTGAAAGTCTATCATGTATCCTATCTTTTTTATATCTTATGATGAACCTGAGGCTGATGAGCATTACGAACGAGTTTTGCAATTTCATCCGCAAGCCCAACGAGTTCATGGCGTCAAAGGTGTCTACAATGCACATCTTGCATGTGCTACTCAATGCGATGAAGATTTTTTCTACACCGTGGATGGGGATACATATTTAGTAAAACCGATTCCTGAAGTAAAAGGAACATCTAAACACATTCAATTCTGGAGAACCTGGAATCCTTTTATTAGGGATGCCTATGGAAATGCCAGCATAAAATTATGGGACAAAAGTTTATATCTTCAAAAAAATGAAGAGGATGAGGAACATAATTTGCCTGGCGACAATATGATGAAAGTTAGTTTAAAAAAAACAACTTTAAACAAAAATGTCGTTCACTACGCGATGACAAATACTGAGATAGTTAGTGAAATACGAATGTCTAGTCCTAAACACAAATGGAGATCGGCTTTTCGTGAGGTTGTTAAACTGTATTCAGTTCCCACATATAATTTTAGAAAAGATTATTCTAGAATTAGCAAATGGATCAACTCATGGGATGACATGATTTGGATGGGTGCGAATGAAGGTGTGCTATTTGCACAAAAAAATTCTTTGTTTGTAAATAAGATAAATGATTTTGTTGAATTGGATAACATTTGGTTAAGTAAGGATAGAAATCTTTTTCAATGATAGTGATGTCTCATATTTTTCTATCAATTCATCTGTAATCCAATCTTTTTCAAAATAGTGAATAGGATATTTTTGTTTTATGTTGTTGATCACTATGTCTGGTGGATTAATCACACATGAAAATTTTTCAAACCATTTTTCGTGTTCTTGTATGTGATTAATTGCAGGTTTCATGTGAACAAGATTGAAAAAATCTATATGATTTGTCGCATCTGGAAACATCTTGGCAGCAAGACCAAAAACAAAATCATTGCTACATGGATCTCTTGTATTTAATTTTTTCTGTATGCTATCCCAATTTTGATATATCTTTCTCGTGAGATCAAAATAGTTTTTGGCTCTTTCTGTTTTTTTCCAAAACATCAAACCGCTATAGACATCGGGAACAAATGCATCGTCAAACTCTTTTCTATATTTTCTAACTTTTGAAAGATTACCTGTGTAATCTCGTGCACCCATACCAAATGCAACATCATACTGGGTAAGAACATTCCACCAATCTTTCATGTTCGTCGTGTAAATCAAGTCCGATTCAGCTTTAATTGTTTCGTCAAAGGGAGTTAGATCATATAGTTGCCAGTCTATTCTTTTTTTGTCTATAGTCCTGTTTTTTTCAAGAAAGATTACCTTATCAAAGGCATCCTGTATTTTTTTAGGTTGTCTATCAAAACTATTCCCATCAGTAATAACAGCAAAAGGATACTCGGGATTGTTTATCTTTTGACTAAGACATTGCAAGTAGGCCATTTGTATGTAGTCTACTTTTTTGTAGTCTCGTATTAGTCCTGCTACTGAATGTCTTCCTTCCAGTTTTTTTAGATATTCAATATTTCTCCATGAGATCTGATGTACTAAACTACCTCCAGGCTCTTGTTCATTTTCGGAATGTGCAAGAGTTAAATACCCTTTCATATATTTTCTCTTTGTAATTGACGAATTACTTTTAGTAGTTGATGAATTATGAATCCAACATCACTAGATTGAAAACTTGCATTTTCATCATGCACGTTTGCAATTGAGATTGCTTTTTGTTTTATCTTCTCGATTGTTTCATGTGAAAATTTCAAATTGTCCATTTCTTTTTTTGATGGCTTGTCAATGCTCTCTATTAGATTTCTTAAAAAGGTTAGTCGTGTTGTAAAGTTGTTGTTATGCTCATTTTGTCCTGTGTCGATATTTGTTGCCAAATGATAACCAAAGTCGAGATATTCCATTTTTGACTTAAAACTAAAAAAATATGCTTTATCTGAATGTTCTATTGCTTGTTCAACATTTTTTTCTATGAAATTTAGATTCCAATTCCAATTCAAACGATTTATATGTATGTTATTTTTCCAACACCAATAGTTTAACATTACTTGTGTTGATGCGTTACCATATGTCAAAAGTTTAGTAAACTTTACAAAATCTTCTTGCCTAATCCAATCATAAATTTTGACATTTTCAAAATATTTTTTCATGGTTTTTTTACTAAAGACAAAAACATCATCCAACGCAATGTCAATGATGCTTGAGTCATGAATTTTTTTTATGGGTAGAAAAACATCATCTCTTAATCCAAGATAATTATTTGCAATTTTTGACACAAAGTATTTTATATTTTTCCGATTAACGTATGGTTGATCAAAAACATGGACCATACCAATCTCATAATCTGGTATATTTTTTATAGTGTCAAAAATATTTTCGGATTCGCTTTTCATAAAAACATTTGAATCAATAAAGCAAACGTTATCGTAATCAATCATTGAAAAGCAATTGAATTTCTCAAATTCGGCTATGAATCCTCTTTTGTCATCTAAGTTTGATTCCTTTACATATAAAATTGGATCTTTCTGACAAAAGTAATCAATTTCATGTCTTGCACAATATTTTTTAACGCTACCAATACAATAATCAGTTACTATATTGTCGTTGTCAAAATTGTATTGATATATTAAATTTTTCATTTTAGATCTTTTAATTCCGATTCATATATGTTTTTACCAGGCAAGTATTTCATGTCCTGAAAAAAATGCACAAAAAATGCTTCGTTTATGGTTTTCATATCTAGAATTCCATAGAGTGCATTCCATTTCCAACTCAAGTCTTTTGTTTTAATCTTATATTTTCTTAACCAAAAATTGATGAGGGTTTGTTCGGTACTTAGATACCAAGAATTTTCACCCTCTATGAATCTTTCAAATTCTTTTCTATCTAAAAAGTGTCTAGCATTTTCTTTTTCAAAGTGTTTTTTTATCTTGTTAGATAGCAGCATCATTCCACAGTTATAATATGATGCGCCATTCATTGTCCACTTGAAATCAGCCTCATCTTTTAATGGATAAAACTGTTGAATGCTTAATCTTTTTCTTGATCGAGAAAAAAAATCACTTATCTTTCCTGGCAAAACAGGAATATCATTTTCTCATACTCC